CCCAGCGTCTCCATCATTGATGGGTAAGACAATGCTGCGGTGCTGTTACTGTCTTCAAAACAAACATCGTCGATGTTTACAATGTAAACAGAAGTATCCACTGGAAAGCGATTGCTTCCCTTGGTGGCCTTGTATGTTAAATAAGCACATAAAATGTTATGTGTCATGTCAGCTAATTCGGCTGAAAGGAAAAGACCCATCCCTGTACCCGCGCCTAAAGTCGTATAACCACCATCTGGTGTTTTAAACTTCGACCCTTTGAGTAGAATGTGTATAATCCATGAAAATGTCCTTTGTTTGCCCGATATTTCGTTTGTTTCCTTCACATCGTGAAGAAGGTAGTCGAGTACAGGTTGCTGTACTTCTATCGGAAAGCGCGTAGTGAAATTAGAAGCATCTGCGGAATAAGGAAAACCCTCGGTCCATTGTTTTACTATACTTCTACCAACTGGTTGATTATAAAAACTAGTATGTGGCATACGTTTATGCGTGAGTCTAACGTAGTTTCTAACCTTTGCAAGCAGATTCTGGATTATAGAGTTTCCTCTAAAAACCTTTCTTTGCTTAGCATATTTATCAGGGACTACGATAACATCGTAATTCGACAGATCCTCTATTGAGTAATTGTCGTCCATGTAAATTTTAGGATCAATCTTTAGATAATCATCAAAGAATGACCAGTCGATTCCTAAACATGAATAACCTTCCTTAACAATGTTAAGTAAGTTCTTATCCTGGTTTAGGGCATGGCAATCTAGTACAATTGTATCTATATTACCAAGCTTTTCACCTTTACGTCTTCGGAGGAATTTTGTGTTAGGTCCAGTCCTTGTTTGGTTGACATAGTCATTCAAGTCAGGGCTACCTATTAAACGATCAATTGATGGTTTATAACCAAATCCTCTCGAACTTGAACCAACCAAATCTTGGTTGGCAAAGTACATCGGTACAAAACCCTTGAAACCCTTAATTAGGTCCTTATAGTCTTGTGTCCTTTTTGGATGCATCGCTTCTTCCTTAAAGTCGTAACGGTCAACAATTGTTGATCCTTCAACGATTTTTGGAATATCGAATAACGTGTTGTAGTACCTCAGATTTGCCTTGTTAAAGGGTAGATCCCATAGATATTCTAACACGTTGAGTTGTCTATTAGTGGATTTTATAGAGAAATGTAAG